GAGTAAAGATCAATCTGACTATATCTTCCAGCAAACCTGCGATTCAGAAGTTTTACATCGGCCTCTAATTCTAGATTACAAGCCCAGGTATCTAGGACATCAGTAGCTACTTCAAGATTTGATTGTTCCTGGTTAGAAAATGTAGCCGCTGTAGTATCAAATAATTTTGTAGGAGGAAGTCCAAGAAATCTTGCAATTTCTAATACTCCAAATTTTCTTGTCTCTAAAAACTGCAATACCTCTGGGTCCATGGAAATGGACTCGTAACTTGCATCCTCCTCAAGTACTGCTGTTCCTCCAGAACCCTCTCCACCGTGGCTAGCGTCCCAAGATTCTTTTAATCTCTTTGCAGCTTCAGGAGATAGAGTCCCTTTTAATTTAATAAATCCAGAGGGAACTCCGCCATTGGCAAATAAATTCTTTGCCATCATATCTCCACCTAAGGAGATACCTAGAACATCTCTTCCGTATGAAACAATACCTTGCCCTGTAAGGCCGTCTTTAGTGTGAAAGTTTTTAATATGAAATACGTTCTTAGGGTCTAAGTCTACAGAGTCAGTTCCTGGACCATAAAAACTTGAAGTAAGAACCCTATAGAGAAGTTTACCATTAACATCTCTGTAGGGCTCTACACTTCTAGAGGGGAGGGGCCAAAGAGCTATTGGCTGACCTAGGGCATTTCTTTCGATCTCCGCATAGCTGTTCCCGTGGATAATAGCGTTTTGAATTGCTTGGAGTCTAAAACTAAAGGCGTTCATCTCTGGATTTGGACTAAGGGACAGTAGATATGAAATGCCATCCTCAATTGTTCGATTATCTTTCCCCTTTATCTCCCATGGAAGTTTAGCAAGTTGAGAAGATATGTAGATGAGACCCCTGTAAAACGCTGCCACTTGCATGGCAGAGTCCTCGTTGATGGGCGGACCTTTCTTACCAAGTCTAAACCAAATAGATCTCGGTCTATCAACGTCATGAATAGGAGATCTTCGGAGCCCAAACAGGTTTCTCCAAGAAAATGCCATTACTACCTCCTAGGGAATTTTTTGGACTTGTTCTGGATCTTTCCAACGCTGGTAGATTGCTCTATTGGCAATTCCTTTGGCAGATCTTTGCTATCGTCCTCTGACTTAGTATCAGCCTTGACTACTTTGGTATCAACAGGATATTCCACTACTTCGGCAATACCGCGTCTTAACCATCTGGACGCAGATCCAGTATCATCTGAAACCTCATAAATCTTTCCAGATTCAAATACCAACTGATCATTTACAAATGCATCCTGGGTAAATTTCAATTTCATAGGTCCTCCAAATGAATAAGGGGAGATTGTGTCTCCCCTTATTACTATCCCGGCTATTTATTCCTGGACAAGATTAAACTGTAGCAACATCGAATGCAGGGAGAAGTCTAGCATCTCCAAGCAAGTAGTAAGCTGCAATCAGTTTAGCCGCTGTAGAGTCAGCAAAATCAACTGAAAACCAGTTGAATCCACCGTTTACATCAAGTTCTTCAGACTTGATCTCGATAGCTACCATTCCAGCCGCTGAAGCAAACAGGGCAGAGAGGTCAACCAAGGATCGAGCTGAAGAAACCTCAACTTTAGTAAAGATATCCGCAGGGGATACTTTATGAAAGTGGGGAGCCGCAGATGACAATACTTTAGAAGTACCGCCAGAAGAGGCATTGTGTTGCTTCAAAGTCATCTCTACAACCGCAGCAGTAGAGGAACCCATATCAACAAGTACTGTTACTTTATCAAAGGCCTTGAGCCCTACTCGAGCGCCAGTGATAGCTGCGGTGTTCATGTCAGTTCCAGGTGCAACAACAGCTTTAATCTGGTGCCCTTCGACTAAGAGTTTATTTTCCATTATGTCTCCTAAGTGTTTTAGTTTCTGTTTATTTAAAAGACCTACTTAACTAAGTGGCCAGTTGGTCAGACTGGCCACTAAAGATCATTAGGCTCGATCTTCGAGAGTTACGAATCCAGAGGCAACAAAGTCTCCAGCTTCGTTAGTTACAGGGGCCTTGAATGGGCAGTTTCCAGCCATTCGCATAACAAACTTAAACGCTACTTCATCAGTGTCGAAGTAAACGTGAGTTGATACGTCAGCTCGGATACCCATTCCTTGAGAAACTTTCATAGCTGTTTGAACGTAGCTCAAGTCAACCAAGCAGATATCGCCTTCGTCACCGAGGGCTTTAAGTCCACCCATCATTGGCTTGAGAGGAATTCCGAAGAGAGTGCCGTAAGGCGCTCCAGCTACGTTCATCCCTGGCAAATAGACAGGAGAGTTATCAGTGAACTTCATCAATCGCAATTGGGGAAGAACATTGGGATTGATGAGCCAGCTAGCTCGTGGGATAGAAGAAGGAAGGAGGGCTCCCAACATCTTGTTGATGTTTTCAAACAAGACTGTATCAGCCGCCTGACCAGACTCTTTCAATACTTTCTTTTTGAAAGAAGAGTTCAGGAAACCTTGGGGCATTCCAGCGCCACTTCCGCGAATGATAGCAGTATTTACTTTGCTAACCATTGCTTCAGGAGCGTTTTGTCGAATCCAAGACTCGAGGAGGGGAGCATCTTCCAGTACTTCTTCAGTAACAGGAACGAGTGCAGTCAACTTGTGAAGACGCATTGAAGCCTGTCCAAACTTAGCTTTGGAAGCTGTGAATGCTTGCGCTTCACCTTCCCAGTAAGCCTGAATAACTCCAGAGGAGTCATAAGGAGCACCTTCGTAAGTAGGAAGAGTGATATTGTTGCTAGCAGTTTGATACTGTCTAGTCATAGGAAGAAGAGACTCGTCGCCTTGGATCTTCTTCTGGATGTCCAATCGGAAATCTTCGGGGATCAAAAATCCGCCGTCAGATCCTGAAGACTCGTTAAGTCCAGCAGCATTGAGGATCTTAACGTCCTTCTTATAAACTGCTGCGTAGAACTCACCAGCATTTTTGAAACCGCGCTTAGGGTCTTGTTCAATTCGGTTTTGACCGACCTGAACTTTAGCCTCAATTGGCTGTGCAGGAACATTACGTGTTCCAGTAGTCAACTTTGCAGACATTGATTCCAATTTTTCTTTGGCCTCAATCTTCTTAGTCAATCCTTCAAACTCAGCATTCAAAGTGTTGACCTGTTCCATTTGTTCGTCGTTCAAATCTTCAACTTTTTGAAGATCTCCAAGAGTGGCTACGATAGCTGCCAATCTTGCTTTCATTTGTTCGATAGTCATTTAATTCTCCTTGTTGTTGTTATCACCTATCGAAGGCAGCTACGCTTTATTGCGAGCAATAAATCCTTCTACTTTTGATTTTAACTTTTCAATTTTTTCTTTAGCCAAAGTCTTGTCTGTCACAATGTTCTTAGGCTGATGCTTGAACCAACTCTTATTCATAAGAGATGCAGCAATTGCTACGTCAGACTCAACCTTGTCATCAATGAATTTCATCTCTTTGGCTTGGTCAGCATCCATCCAAGTTTCTTTCTCTAACATCTCTCGGATCTCTGCCCTGGATAGCTTAGTCTTCTTGGCATAAATGCTGATGAGCTGTTCTTCAACGTCCATCAATCTATCGATTACAGTGTCCAGGTCTTTCCTATTTCCATAAGAAAAAGTCCATGGAAGGTGAATCATGTAAAGAGCGCCTTCGCCCATTTGGATATTGTCACCAGCTAGTGCAATGACACTTGCGATACTTGCAGCAAGACTATCAATGTAGACATTTATTTTTGCTGGATGCTGTTTGAGTCGGTTGTAGATTGCAATACCATCAAAGACATCTCCGCCGGGGGAGCTAATCCTTACATCGATCTCCTTAACTGAGGAGTCAATAGCTTTTAACTCTTCAGAAAATTTCTTGGCCGTGATGCCTTCTTCCCAGAAACTAGCTCCGATAGTACCATAGATTATGATCTCGGCTTTGGTAGGGGATTTAGCCCTAATCTGCAAGCTACCGGACTGCCTAGAAATATCGATTGGCTTTGGCATCTTTACCTCGTTATTACCGAGGTTAAAGTCCAATACAGCGCCATGTAAAGATTTAATTTCTATGCTGGACCTGACTCAAAGTGCCAAAGACATTACAAAATTAAAATTCCACGGTCTTCATACGCTGACTTACTCTGCTTTTCCTTCAGCCATGCGGCCATTGCCATAATGATAGCTATGATGGGGTCGATCTTGAGCCGCTCATTGGACTTCTTTGGAAGTACGTTGTCTAAGGCATCGTAAGTACAAATCACATTTCCTAGACACCACGACAAAAGTGGGGAACCGTTATGAATCACGTTCCCCTCCCTGATCAGGGCGTCCATTGTCTTAGTCGGCTCTGAGAAATTTCCCACGTTCATTCTAAATTCAGTGGTCTCAATCCTTGCGGCCATTAACTTCTGAGAAAATTCTAAAGAGTTCCATGGATCTACCATTACATCTTGGATTTTAAAAATCTTACTATCTTCCTGGATCTGCCGGAAGATAGAGTCATAATTTATTGCTGATCCTGGGGTCTTAATTAAATATCCCCCATCGATGGAGTTAAGATAGACATCATTCCTAACGGATTTTACAGTCTCTTCCGGGATGTAGCTTTTATCAAAGACATAGTACTTCCCCTCTCTTCTAAAAACAGAGGCTACTGAGGCGATATCGATCTTTGAGGCAAGGTCAACCGCTGCAAAACATTTCTCGCCCCTGAAGTTTTCCATCTTGAGGGACTTGTCAGCGTTTCTATTCCACGCAGCAACATCAAAGAACGCATTGGCCTCAGAGATCCACATATTGAGATGTTTAATTTTAAAGTTAGGAAGATCCGCAGGAGTTACTTGAGCCTTGCTAGCCTTGGCAGAAAAAGTTACTGGGTCAACGGATACTCCCCAATTTGGATTTGCCTTAGCCCAAGTACTTTCTTCAAATACGTCATCCCCTTCATCCACAGTGTAGACTAAGGAAAAGAATTGTTCATCAGTAAGTCCATTTTCTTTGATAGCTACTTTCTTCGCGTAAGTGCTTTGAGTAAATCCAACGGACGTTACATCTGATCCAGCAGTAGTGATACATAAGGTGAGGGAGTCCTTACGCTTACTCATACCTGAGTAGATAGTATCGAAAGTGTCCCTTCTCATTGCGTGAAGTTCATCCGTAATGGCTAAGACATCTTGAAGTCCATCAAGGCCCGAGGCATCTGAAGAAAGGGCTCTTACTTTAGAATTCGATATGTCGTGTACGATGGAGTGAGCTAGTACCTTCACTCCAGTTTTTTTACGATAAGCCGCAGCTCGATTTGCCATTGCCCTGGCAGAGTCCAGAACAATCCTTGCCTGTTCCCGGTGAGTAGCTACCGTTGAAATTTGATTACCACTAGGATTGTCCAGTGCTAGGAAATATAAGGCGCATTGACTCGCCATTGTGCTCTTAGAATTCCCTCGAGGGATCTCTATGTGGGCAATCCTAAATCTTCTTGTTTTACTTTCTTTTAAATAGAATCCCATAATGTTCATCCAGGCAAAGCATTGCCAAGGTTCATACACTATGGTCTTAGTCCCCCACACTCCGATGGGATGCTCAAATCTTTGAACAAGTCTAAGGTACTTTTCAGCTCGATCTATATCAAAATAAAATTCTGCATCTTTATTTTCTATATCTTCCAAATATCTACTGCATGACCCTATTACGTATTTACAGGCAAGTATCTTTCCAGACACTACCTGAAGTGCATACTCATGACCTACGTAACAGTGTGGATACTTAGTCTTATTTATTTTCATTCTTTGATTTCAAATATCCTGACATTAGAGCGCAGTAGTTTGAAAGATCCAGAAGAGTATCTTGCACCGACTCGTCTTTTACTTGAAGAGTTCCATTTTGAACAAAGGAAGTAATTCTAGCAAACTTATCAAACATCCTGGTAAGGAATCCCTGTTCAGTGGAACAAATGCCCATGATCTCCACCCTGGAGAAATTAGTGAATGGGTCGTCTCCTTTCCCACTGTAGTCTTGATTTTTGAGTTTAGTTATCTCCTGCATCTTCTCACAGAACTCTGTATGGTGTTTGAAATACTCTTCCTTTGTCATTCCCACTCCTCCTCAGCCTCATTCAATTTTGTCTGAGTATCCTTATGAAGAACAAGTCCTAAGGCCTTTGTAAAGTACAAAATCTGATTTGTTACCGTGGACAGCCTATCCACTTCAGGACGTTGCTTATGAATATCTCCACTCCTTCCACCGGAAGTAAAATAAAAGGCCCCCTCTGTACTTATGATCTCCTCTAGTCGATCCTTTTCAACATAAAGACCACATAGGGTAGCCACTTGAAATAAATGATCTTCTTTAAAATTTTGCCTTTGAGCAACATTCAGTATAAGGGGCTCCCAATATCTTTGGAATTCCTTCCCCTTCTTTGGGGGAGGGTAGGTTTTGAGGATTGCTTCCTCTGCGGCTGGTCTCTTACGAGAAGAGGGAGGCATATTTATTCTCCTTTGTCTTTTTAGCTGGTTTAGATTCCTTTACTGATTTCTTTTCTGGTATTTCCTCAGTGTGGACTTCCACTTTATCGATAATCTTTTTCACGTAGAAGTCACCCATGACTTTATTTGTCTCAGATAACTTAGTGGTGAACGAAGCCTCACCCTTAGTATCTTTGAAAACTTCAAAGAAACTTCTTACTGTAGAGTAATCCACACTCATATTCTTATCTTGATATTTTTTGACAATAAAATTCTCCACTGACGACCAAAGATACCCGTCATTAGTTTTTAAAGCCTTTAGAGCTGGGATGTTTTCAGCCTCAAGCAATGTTTGGACTGCGCGCTTTTTCCATCTAGCCATTGAGGTATGGCATAGTCTCCAGAACATCGGGCCTCGGTATTCTAAGTTTGGCCATTTACCAGAATATCCTCGATTTTTTATCCAGTACCCAATTTGAGCTATAAATTTCACATCGTAGTGCTCACTAGATGGATTTACCTTATTCTTTAATAAAACTATCTGATCCTCGGGCATAACCTTTTTTAGGTCTAATTTAGTCAGTACTATTGGGGCAAATTTTCTCGCATCGAAATCTAGAAAATTATCCCGTTCCTTATTATTGGAGATGACAAAGGAGGCATAGATATTTGTAGATTTGGTAGAGTCCACTCCCTTTTTCTCAATAGAGATAGAGTCATTCTGAATTTCTTTTAAAAAATTCTCTTGATCCTCTCCAAACTTTAATTCATCAAACCAGCATAGGGTACACCCCTCAAGTTGAGAATTAAATCTATCGACAAGGGTGGACTTCTTCCCATCCACGGTATTGTCTCTCCCATGAAGTGCTTCCATTACTTCCTTGAGGGTATTTTTACCAACTCCTGGGAATCCACAAAGCATCAAATAGACATAAGATCTTTCAAATAGAGAGGTATATAGCCAATCGTAAAAATATTCCTTCTCTTCAGGTAACTTTATCATGTGATCAATAAGGTCAATAAATAACTGAGGAAGTTTATTTGGGATGGAATTTTCCTTTACTCTCATCCACTCAGGAGGGGAGTAAGTATTAAGATAAGGTATCTCCATGTTAGCCCCTATAGAAATTACTCCAGTTCCAGGAGGCTTCCTTGGAAGATACCTGGGAAAAACTCTGGTGGCCTGATTAAAAATATCCATCTCCTTAAACCCGGCAGATAGCATGGACTTCACATAAAAAACGCTAGATGCCTGAGAGATAGAATTATCCTCCTTCTCTGTCAGGATGTAGGAATTCTGAGGGCTCATATCAGTGGCTTGCATATTGTAATACAAATTATATTTTTTAATCTCATCAGGGATCTCTGGGGATTTTTCTTCCTCTATCTCTTCAGTAAGTCCTTTGGACTTGCAATACCCCTCAAAGAACTCTTTAAATCTTTCCATGTCTTTCAATATCAAAGTAAGTTCTTGAGGAAACTCCTCCGTAAATACAACCTTCCTATAGTAAGTATGGAGTTTATCATAAAGCCCATATACCGATACGCTTCCACCAGTACCCAGGGTTATGTTTTTTACTTTCCCATTATTTGGACTGTACTTTAAAACAGTCATACGGGACTTGGACATAAGTGAAGCTATGGCATCGAATATCTCAGAGTTGGAATTCTTAGGTTTGGTCTTCATTAGCTCTCTCCTAAAGTGCTAGGTATAAAAAATTTCTCTTTCCCAGAAATGTCCCTACAGATATCGACAAGGACTTCATAGTCATCCACCCAGGATGGAGTCCCCCTATGGGTAAGCCTTGACCATTCCTTGGATCTTACAAGCTGGTACCAATCTACTTTGGTCGTTATCCGATCTTTGAAAGTAGACCCCTTACACCAAAAAAATGATCTCCTCTTGCCGCTGTAAAAATATAGGTAATCCTCCCGAGTATCATTGAACCCAGATAGATGAATATCCAGAACTTTACAGAAAACTAAAAAGCTATCCAAATCCTTTTTTGAATACATCTCACCTCCAAGGATGGAGGAGTCTCCTACTGATTCCAAGGAACCAAAGTCAAATTATACTTTAGGCCTGATGACGCATTGAGACTTACCAACTTGGCAAGTCCTTATGACATATATATATGTGGGCCTATATATATATGTATTTTAAATTCAACAAAGACGCAAAATTGCCCAAAATCAAATGTATACAAGAAAGTTTGTATACGGCCATATAATATAGTAAGTATAATAAGTACAATAGGAAATATTGGTTTTGGTGAACTCAGCCAATAGAAAATACATATATATATGGTGCTTAAGAAATAAACACACTTTTTCTTCTTCTTCTCTATCTTCGGTTAAATATTATAATAAGAGCGAGTTTTAAAGTCGGTCAAGGGTTTATTTGGTGCGTTATTTCTGTGGTATTTTGGCCAGTGCCGGAGCTACCCGTGGTTCCCGGAAGTCTATGGCCCCGGGAGGAGAGGGATTCTCTCGGAGATCATTCCCTTAGGGATATGGATAATACAGGACCAGTTATCATTGTCCAGGTCATGATTGAGCCCTAGGGTCAGTGCTTCCTCATTCTCTGTGATGTATTGGCCAATGGTTCTTACGGTTGAGTAGAGGGGTGAGATGTCTTTGGCTGGAGTCCAGTCATCCTGTGAGGTAGCGTCCTTCCAGATCACCATAAGGACTGGATGAAGGAGAGGCATCTGTTGGCTCATAGGATAAGCCTCCCGGTCCAACGGCCATGACGGTCAAGGATCATTGGGATAAGCCTTGGCCATCCCTCCTGGACGTGGCCTAGGCCAATTATGGGTTTCTGGTTCAGGGTCTTTCCGTAGCTGTAGGCAATAGACTTCCTATCGATTAGGCACCCTACTGTCATTCCCCAATACAGGTGGAAGTCATTAGCCCAGCTTTGGATCTCGAACTTACTGTGGTGGTGCCCTTGGATGAAGTTCATCCCCACGTTCTTAGAGTTGGCCAGGACATTACTGGACCTTCCATGGCAGACAAAGATTGGGGCTCCTTGAGTTGGATTGAGGATTAGGTACTCATGCCAGTTCCAACCCTGTGGGGCCTCAAGAATGGCCCTGTAGCTCTTAAATACGTGCCTGGGGATTCCAAAGGCCTTACCCCTTCTGAAGACCAGGGAGCCATGGTTAGATTCCATGAGGTCCATCTCAGGAAATAGCTTGTAGATTGGCTCGAGCCTCCGAATAGCAGTCTCTAGTTCCTTGCCGGGGCTAAGGAGGTCAGGGTCGTGTTCGTGAAAACTCATAGCGTGGCCATCGGTTTCATCTCCGACATTGACCACTTTGTCTGGCTTTAGCTTGGATTTGCACTCTGCTAGGAATGCCACGATATCAGGATGATTATGGGGGAAGTGCTGGTCACTAATGGCTAGGATGGATTTCCATTTTCCTGGTGCTACCTGCATTCTCCCTCCCTGACCATAGAATGGGCAATAGGGGAGGGGAATGTTAAATCAAATTTTCCTCTATTCTACTTTGATCGAGTCTAGTTCTTTCCTCATGAGCCTTGCTGCCCTAAAGGAGATGTCTACTGCCTCCTTGGGAGTAAAATTCCTATTGGCTAATACATGGCCCAAGGTCTGGACGGCAATCTCTCCCACGGATGGGCGATATTCTTCGGAGATGAAGTATCGCTCAATTTGGTCATCACTGAGGCCAATGACATTCTGTAGGATCTTCCTCACGGATTCCTTAGATATCTCAGGCATCGCTATTCCTATCCGCTGGGTGAAGGGTTTTATTGATTTCTGCGGCAAGTTTTCCAGAGAGGATGACTGAGAGGAGTTTTTCCATGAAGAAGAGGTCGATCTTTTCCCCATTGGTAGCAACATTGGCATTCCCATCCTTGGTCATAGTGACCAATACGAAAGATTTTACATTTAGTCCCCGATTATCTACTTCCTGTCTTAGTGCTTTTAGTGCTTCTGACACTTTTCCTCCCCTTTTTGGTTTCTAATTTCCCTGATTTTACGTAGGTATCTAGTTCCACTGAGTCGAATTTCCATAATTTCCCTATCCGGTGAGAGGGAATGTCTTTCCGAAGTAACATTCGGTAGACGGTTTCCTTGGAAATTCCCAAGTAATTAGCTGTTTCTTGCACTCCCATCCACGCCATTTGTTTTATCCCTCCTCTCTTGAGCACTCTTATTGGAGTATCCATCTGGATATCTCTCCATGAGTTTTGCATAATTTTTTTGCATTACTTCTTCGTAGTTAGAGCCAATTGAGGTTAGAAGATTACTGAGATACCAAAGAATATCCCCAATTTCTTCCTTCATATTCTCTACATCCAGTTTCTTTCTGTAGAATACGGCCTTTTTAACCGCATCTAGTAACTCCCCTGCCTCTCCTGAAACTCCAACAGCCATGTGGAGAAGCCTCAGCTCATTTGGATCTGTCTTTTCAATCTCCTGAGCTAGAGACCAATAGCTATCTCTGTCCGTTCTTCTGCAAGCTGCCTGGTACATTGTTGGAGTAATTTTACCTTCACTCATTTTACGACCCTCACCTTCTCAATTATTGGCTGATTTTCTGGTCCCTTAACATGGTCTTGTACCCATGTATAGTCTTTTATGGGCATTCCTTCTCTATCTCTGCCAATTCTATCCGGTAGGTGTCTCCAGTGGCCTCTGACCCTCCATCTGTGGGACCATTCCACTTCTTTCCCGAGGGATACTTTGGCTTCATCTTGCCTGTTTTGCGGAGAAATATAGATAACTTGGCCAATTCTGTGGCGCAGTTTAACGGAAGATTTTCTAATTTTTACAGAGTTTCTAGATACTACTGTCCCAACTCTCTCAGTGTAGAATCTTTCTAGCATTCCCTTTACTATCCCAAGAAAGTGGGAATTCACGGCGCTATTGAAGGATACGTCATGGATTGCATACCTATTTTCGGTGGAAACTCTCATAAGGAGTAAATATCGATACTTCCTTGGTTGGTATTCCATTACTAGAAGTCCATCAATTTTAAACTCTACCGTTTTTCCCCTTTCTTCTACCTCCCAAGAGGTTATTGGGGAGTCATCTAGGTACTCAAAAAAGCAGGTTTTAAAGGGGAGGTCTAAAATCTCCCCTTCCTGAAATGGCTCAACATCCGCATTAGCTCCTCTGGGAAGTAGAACTATTGGCTTACACTTTAAAATCTCATCAATTTCATGGTCCTCTACTTCCACCACTTGGCCCTTAACCGCCACCTTGGGAAGGATCTCTAAAAATTTCTGGTACTTCATTTGATTACCTTTGGCTCTAGGTAGATCAGTGTTTCTTTGGCCCTTGTGATAGCTACGTAGGCGATATTTCTCTCTTGCTGAATTTGTTCCTGGTCCTTCATTGCCCACTTTGGCATAAGCAGACTTGGAGCTAGGATAAATACCCTATTAGCCTCAAGTCCCTTGGCCCTATGGACTGTGGAAAGACTCACTCTCTTACTTGATACTGAATCTTCATCGTCGTCCTTAAAAAAGTCCTCAATCTCCCGAATGAGGTCTAGAGGCTTTTCTACTTTGGACTCACTGATGAATATTGATAAACACTCATACCTATCATCTATGGAAGTAGTGTCGGCCTGTTCGTCTCTTTTCCTAAGTTTATTGACCTCAGACTCTCTCCAAGACCATAGCTTTTCCCTGAGTTCCTGCATTGTCCAGACGTTGAACTTTCTCACTAGCCCAGCAAGGCCCTTTCCGATGTCTCTCCCGACAACTTGGGCAGGTATTTTTGCACTGATTAGCTTGTAGCAAAGGGCTATCACCGGGGCAGTATTTCTACAGACTACCATGTCCCCAGGCTCAAAGGAGTTTACGCTCCAGGACTCCGCAGTCATCACTGACCCTATAGAGGCATTGGGAGCTGCCTCCAGGTGACTCACGAATTTCCGGGCCTCTTCTACTACTTTGATAGGACATCTGTAGGTAATTGATAGAGGAAGAGAAGTGCAATTGAATCTCTCTTTTATGGCGTTCATTGAGTTTGAGGTACTTCCTCGAAATTTGTAGATGCTTTGGTAAGTATCTCCCACGGCAATTACTCTCGAAGATTTCTTGCAGATTAACTCAATTAACATCAACTGGATTTTGCTTAGATCTTGGGCCTCATCTACAAAAATATAATCGTATTTGGGGAACTTAAGGGATTTACTGTGGATCACTGGGTAGTAAAGCATATCATCGTAATCAAACCCCTTGGTCTCAAGAGACGTATTTAGAACTTTCTGACAGACATCGATGAAGAAGGATTCCATACTCCTAGTCTCTGACTCTGTGGAATTACTCCTTGACCCTGCATCCACCTCTAAATTGTACTCTTTAATCAAAGACCTCCAGGACTCTATATTGTTTGAGTCCATAGCTCCAAAATACTCCCCGTCAAATGGAACTATCCCACTAGCCTTAGCGAGAGAAATTGCCCGAGTAATCAGGTAAGAGTTAGCGTACATATAGGTCTTTGTAATCTCTCCCCTCTCCATCATTTCCTTTAAAATTCCATAGTTCTTATTGTGGGTAAGCCTCCCAAAGACTTTCCTAGTAGCCACAATGGAATTCCCAAGGGAGTGAGTAGTTCTACAGTCTACTCCCTCTGGAATCCTCTCCTCTAACTCCTCTACAATTTTTTTATTAAACGCTAAAAATATGGTGTCTTTTCCAGGCTCAATTTCCTCCAAAGCCCCCACGATAGTAGTGCTTTTCCCGGAACCAGCAAGGGCCTCTATGATTCCAGATCCTTTTCCAGATTTTACAAATTTAAAAATATCCGACTGGTACTTCGACGGTACAAACGCATTTTTTGCCATAGATCTCTCCTTCCACAATTATCAATAC